TAAAAAATAAAATTTATATAATTATAATGAATAATATAGTTTTATCATTTATATATAACTATACATCTCAATTTATTCTTACTAGCAATTTAATATCTTATATACTTTTCAAAAATAAAAAAAATATGAATAATAATAAATTATCTAACCTAAAAGCTAATAAATTAATTAATTTAATTAAAAATTATTATTATATAACTTCTTTCAGTTATACAATCGGATATAATTTAATGTTATTTAGATATATTAATATAACAAAATATAAACTTCTAGCTATTGGAACTAATATAATTTTTGGTTGTGGTTTTCCATTTTTAATTACTAATATTATATAAAAAAATTGATTTTTTAACATTATATTATAATTATATTATAATATTATTACAATGTTTAAGATATTTAGAGCATATAACAACTTTCTTGAAGTAAATCCTAAAATTGGAACTTCAATAACTACTGCTTTATGTTATGGAGCTGGTGATCTTTTATCTCAAAAAATAGAAAAGAATCAAGAAAAAAGAACTAAATATGATTTTCATAGAACAGTAGTATTTACAACATTTGGAGCTGTTTTTGGCGGACCAATTTATTATGCTTGGTTTAAAAAATTATCAAAAACGCCCGCACTACTTGAAAGTATAGTAAAATATAATGAAACAAGAGTATTATCATATAAATTCAAACAACAATTAAATATGGCGATAAAAAATAATACACTAGATAATATGTCATTTAAGGTTTTTAGGGAACAATTCAAACAAAATTTTGAGAACATTGATAAACCACTAATCCGAAGTAAAACAGTTTTAACTGCTAAAATTCTTCTTGATCAATTTGTATTTTCAGTGTTTTATCCAATATTTTTCCTTATTACATCAGGAGCTATGATTAAAGTTTCAAAACCTTTATGGGATGGAGCATTTACTGAAGATAAAGATGAAAGATATAAGAAATTTAATGAATGTAATATGCAATTAGTAAAAAAATCTTTAGGTGAAGGTATTGATGATATTAAAAATAAGTTTATAAAAATTTATATGCTTGATTGTGCTGTGTGGCCGATGGCACAAATGATTAATTTTTCATTTGTTCCTCAACATCTTCAACCAATTTATGTTAATGTTCTTAATATTGGATGGAATACTTTCCTATGTTATACTCAACAAGAAAGTCATTAATTTTTATATTTTTATGTAGTTGGTGTAATTCTATTTTTACAACAAAATTTAACAATACATTTAGTTATTATGCAAATTAAAATAATAACTAATAATACAATTCCAAAAATTATTCCTATAATTATTAATGTATATTCTGTATTTCCAAATTATAACAATTTAAAATATCTTTTTAAGCATTTATAATATAAATGCTTAAAAATTTATATATATACACAAAAGTGTATATATATAAACGTTGTAAAGCATACTAAAACTATGTTTTAGTATGCTGTATACAACGGTATTACATTTATTAGCAGGTTCATAGCAATTTAATCCTCTAATATATATTGTTTCATCTATTTTATCCATTTGACAATTATTAGGAATACAATTTTTGATATAATCTAAATTAGTTCCATTATTTAGATTAACTATTGTGGTATAATCATTAATTTTTTCTATTGTTCTTTTTTCATTTTCAGATTTTGGTATTGGTAATGGTGTTGGAATAGTTCTTCCTCTAACACTCATTATAAATGAATATTTAATAGTTAATATTACATAATATATTAAATAAATCAATTTTTTTTAATAATATTTGAATAATTTTTTTATAATATATAATTATTAATGAGTTTAAATATTAATAATTTAGGATTTATGTTTAAAATGGCTGATATTAATGTCAGATGTAATAAAACAAAAAAAATTAAAAATAACTATAAAGTTAATAAACCCGATGTTCTTATTATCCATTTAACTAAAAATAATTTTTCATCTTGCACTTTTGATATTGCTACTAATAAAGATGAAGCTTGGAAAGGTTTTGAAAAATATATTTTAGAATTATATAGATCATATATAAGTTTATCATTAAGAAAAGATAAACAAATTTATTCTTTTTTGTGTCAATTTGTTAAAATAAAAAAATGTGAAGATTGTGATAGTTATAATTTATATCTTAAATATAATGTTATACCTTTTACTGATAATGACCAATATAATAAATGCTTACCGAAATATGCTAAATTTAGAGATTGTTCTGATAATGTTTTACCATCTAATTATATTTATGATAATAATAATGAAATTAATAAATTAAGTGCAGTAAATAATAATAGTTTTATAAATATATGTTCTGGTGTGTATTATGATTTAAAATTTTTCATAGATAGTAATTATGGATATTTACCAGTATGTAATACATAATGTTTATTTAGTTTTTTATAAAATTAAATAAAAAAAATAACTAGTGTGTTTAGAATAAATATATATAATAATATATATGAGGACATTTGATTATAATATAGAATATATTAATAATGATAGTATAAAATCTGATATTAATAGTAGATTAGTATCTGATATTACTTATTACGAAAAGATTAAGAATGAAGTTATACAATCTGAAGATTTAAATAATGTTATTTCAAATAATATTTCTCATATTAATTTTAATAATTATATCACATTTATTATTAATAAAAATATTGTTAATTTAGATTATTCTATTATTCCTGATTATATTAACATTATTCAATATTATATTAATGACGATGTTAATAATTTTAATATTAATAATATAGAAAATATTATTGTTGATATAAATAATATTGATTTATCTCTTAATTTTAATACTAAATATAATTTTAGATATGGTATTTCTGATGGTATTAATACTTTTTGGACTAATTATACTGAAATTATCACCGAAACAGAATTTATTAATTTAAATCTTGTAATATTAAATATTACTTCTAATACAGTTGAAATTTCTTGGTTGAAATTATATGATTCAGATTATTTAATTCAAATTAGTAATAATACAGATTTTACTGATTCTAAACCTATACCCTTTAAAAGTCAAAAAACTAGACATATTATCAAAAATTTAAATCCTAATACCGAATATTTTATTAGAGTTGGACAAAAATTAGAAACTAATTACATCTGGTGTAATATTATTAATTTTAAAACTCTTATAAAAAAAAAGTTTTTGGGTTTGTTTTAATTATTTAATTAAAATTGTTTATTCTGGCGCAAGACTTTTTATAAAATATTATTACTATGTTAAATTATCTTATAAAGAAATTTTGCGCCAATATTTTTATTTTTATTTATTTAATAAAAAATATTTGATAATTTATAAGCCATAAAAGCGATAATAATATGAAAAATAAAATGAGTAGGCATATAATTATTTTGTAGATAATCACAGAAATGAAAATCAAGAATCCAAAATACTAAAGAAATAAAAAATAATATTTTACAAGTGTTATAAATATTTTTATTTATTAAACTATTATTTAATTTATTATTTATATAAAAGCCATAAATAAATAGTAAAACAATACACAAAAAAGGAATTATTAAACTTATATTTATATTTAATAAAATTATTATTATTATATCTTTCATATTTTTTTTAAATAATATATAATCAACATATAATAATAAAAACCATATAGCCATAACATCCATAATATGTCCAAATTCTGATAATGTAGCGTGAAAATATGCCGAAAATAAACCAATATTAAATAATAAAATGCTATAATTAATTTTTTTATAATTTATTCTTTTACTATATATTAAATTATTCATAAATATTATTATACCAAAAAAACAAAATACATACGATGATATAGTATTATTATATTCTATATATTCTGAATCATAATTATTTATCTCACAAAAATCTATTTTTGAACTATTCCTCTCAAATAAATCATATATATAACTATTTATCATTATATTTTCTATATAATATATAACTATTTATTCTATTATATTAATTTTTTCAAAAAAATTGAAATTTTCAATATACTAAACATAAATTAGATAAATAAAAATGGAATTTGAAGATATTACTGATAGAGACTATGAATTGTATGATATTTTGAAGAATTTTACCTATACAACTAAAAGTAGGTTATTGCCCGAACATGATCATATGCTATTAAGTTTTTATCATAATTATATGAGAACAAAGACAATAAATATGACTGAATTTATGCGAGTATGTGAAGTATTAATTTATAGTTATAATATTGATAATATTATTGATTTTATGGATAGAATGCCTGAAAAATTCAAGAGAGTAGATTATAGGAGAATACTTATGCGTGTTATGTCATATTTTATTGCTAATGTGAATAGAGATTATAAGAATTTTGGGAGATACAAATATTATTTTGATATGTTTATTGCTAGAAATCTAAAACCTGATGATAAATGGATTGAGATAAGTATTATTAATTACATTACAGATATTAATGAAGAATATTTGGTATTTTTGGATTCTAAATCATTAATTCAGAGTAGTGTATTTAGTAAGATATTTTATAATACAAGAAGTGAAAAAAACCTTGAATATGTGATTAGAAAGATTACTAGGAATATTACATTCAATCATATGAAATTTTCATTGAGAAATCATAGTAAAAAGATTATTGATTTGGTTTTTAATAATATTTTTACTAATTTGAGGAATTATGAGTATTATAATTTGGCTGAATATTTTGCAAATGATATTACTAAAATTAATATTATTATTAGTAATTTTAAGTTTCCAAAAATGAAATCAGATTTTATTACTTGTTGTTTTAATTATATTGTTCAAAAACAAGAAGTTGATATTATTAGAACATTTTATTTTGAACAATTTGAAAATATTAAGATTACAAATGAAATTATAGCTAATTTTATAATTAGTGATAAAAATAGAAAATTGGATTTTTTGTTTGAAATTTATAATTTTACAGTTAATCCTGTAGATATTAAGGAAATAGATAAGTATATTTATAATTATGATAATGAAAGTTATATTACATTCCGACGAAGATTGGGAGGCTTGTAATATTTACTATTTCTATATCTTATAATAATAGTTATTAACCAAGAAGAAAAGAATATAACATAATATAAAATAATAATAATCATTGAAGTCATATAGAAAACATTACATTTACTTTCTTTAATATCTGATAAATTTGGTTTTATATTTGATAATTCTGAAATTATTATTCTTCCATATATTAATAATAATAATCCCATATAATCACTATCAAAATTTTCTTGTATATATGTTTTATTACCTATTTCTATATTATACATATTATTTAAATCATATAATCTTGATATTTCTACATTATTTTCATCATATAAATTTATATTCCCAAATATATCACTACTATTTGAAAATGTTATTAATTTATTTTTTTTATATATTTTAATTATATTTTCTGAATTATCATATAATTTTACATTATAAATAATATTTTTATGACAATCTAATACATTAAAATAATTACTTGTAAAACTAAAAATATTCGTTTTAGTAGTCATAATAATTGTATTTTTATAATATAAATCTATTTCCGCTTTATAAAAATCAGGACATACATCTTGATAATATACACCATTTAAATCTGTTCGTTTTTCAATATGCCAACCATTAATTAAATTTTTATTAATAGTTGTATTAGTAAGTTCTAAAATATTACAAGATTCTGTATTTTGTAAAAATCTATTAGAATTATTATAATAGATATTTCCTAAAGTTGTACTTAAGGCACTAATAGCTGTATATAAAATTATTGCTAAAAATATTTTCCAACAACTTTTCATTTATATTATTATATACTAAATTTATTTATAATCTTTTTATATAATTTAATAAAAATATATAATAAAATTATTGCTACTATATCATAATTAAAATAAACAATTATTACTATATATATTGACAAAAATATACATGTAATTATACTTTTTATAAACAAATTAAAACATATTTTTTCTATTTCATCCATTTTATTTTTATTATAATTAATTTTATTATTTTTATAAAGAAATTAAAAAATATTTTATATATTCATCATTATTATAATTATTATTAATTTTAGTATTATTATCCATATCACAACATCCGCAATTATCCATATTAGCTAAATCTATTTTTTTATTAATAATATTATATTTATAATCTATTTTCCATTTTCCAAGATAATTAAGAGATTTATTTTTATATTCAAGATTTAAAATATTTTTAATAGCGTTCATACTATTTTTTATATTATAATAGTTATAATATTAAAAAATCAATTTTTTTAAATAATTTATATTATAATTTATATGGATTATAAGTTCAAATATAATAAATATAAACAAAAATATTTATCATTACAAAAAATTTTTAATTTAATCGGTGGTGATCCCGATCCATTTATAATTGCACAACAAAACAACATTCTAAAATATAAAATAAGAATTTTAAGAAAAAAAATGGAATTATATAACACTGAAAGATCTACTTTTTCAAGTCAAGCAGATAAAGAAAGATTAATTACAAGAATTAGAAGAGATCTTGAAGGACTAAATATGAGAATACAAGAAATTATTAATTTAATTTTTAGATTCCATTTAGATAATATTACTACTTCTATATATAGTGAAGAATCAGGACTTGAACCAGATGAAAGAATGATTAGAAGAGTAGTACAACAAAGAACAAATAATGACACTAATGAAGATACATTAAATGAAATTATAAAACAAAGAAGATTTGAAGAATTTATGGGTAATCCAGATAATGAAGATTTAAAAGAAAGAGTTTTAAAAATTATTTTAAAATTAGATTTTATGGTAGATGAACCAATATTAACAAAAGAAGAATTAATTAGACAAGCAAATAATAATATGTTTTATAATATACAAATTAGAAAAATTATATATGAAAGAGAAAATCACGCAGAAAGACCATTACCAGCAAATATATTAAATGATTTTGTTTATTGTGATTTAAAAGGTGGTAATTATATATTATATTTAAATATTAGAGCTATTAAATATGAAGAAATACCATTTACAACATTAAAATTAATATGTTTATATGATAATGTAGAATTATTTAATATAACAAAAGCAGAAATGATAAATCCAGAATCAAGATTTTGTGGAGTTATTATATTATCAGATATAACACAAATAAGAACTAATAAACAATGGACATTAAGATTATATGATGAATCTAATAATGTTGTAAGAGAATTTAATATAAATGTTCCACATGCTAATAGAATTTTATAATTTTAATATTTTATAATTTTACTATTTTAATTTAGATAAAAAGTCAATAATAATAATTTGTTTATCAGATAATTTTTTTTGTTTAAAATTTTTAAAACTTAATTCGTCTTCTTGAACTTTAATTTCATTGATTAATTTGTCTATATCTGTTGATTTTAGATTATAAACAAGTAATATTTTCTTAATTAAATCAAAATTTAGATTATATAATAATTTCTTTATTATATAATAAAATATTCTGTTAAATGTATATTCTTCATCTAAAAACTTTAATATTTTTTGTAATTTTATCTTAAAATCTATATTATCTATTCTTTCCTCTAAATCTATAAATATATTCTCTAATTCTTTTATATTATCCTTATTTTCTAATATTCTATTATATATTCTATCATATTCCAAATTATATATTGTTTCAGACATTTATATTATATATTATTATTATTATTTATTTGTTTTTTCAATTTTTATATTATATTATAATATATTATGAATTATAAACAAAAATATAATAAATATAAACAGAAATATTTAAAATTAAAACAATATGGTGGTAGTAATAGAGAAGATATAAGAAAAATATCTGTTTTAGCATATGATAAAATAATAGAATATATGAAAACTACATCTTATAATGAATTAGATGAAAGACATAAAAAAGAGATAAGTGATTGTCTTAATATAATTCGGGAAAGAATAAAAACTGGTGAATTAGATAGAGAATTGATAGATAGTATAACAATGATTATAAGATATATAGAATCAATTAATGAAATATTAATTATGTTACAAAAAGCATTAGAAGATTATAATGGAGATCATGATGAAAAATTAATTCAAGTAAGAAAAGAACAAGAACAAAAAATAGAATCAGAAATTATAAAATGCAAATCAAAATCTGATAATTTTCACGATAAATTATTAAAAATAATAGGAGAATACAGAACAAGAAAAATGTATTTAGAAGAAGAAATAAAAAAAAATGAAAAAAAATATGAATTTTTTAAAAATGAAATTAATCAATTTTTTTATTTATTTTTATTTTTATGTCAAGAACTTTACAAAGTAGATAATTCAAATACAAATTTAAATACATTAATAGAACAATTAAATACTGAATATGATGAAATTAATGATTTTAATTATGAATATATAATAAAAAATAAAGAAAAATTATTATGTTTATTAAAAACAGTATATCCATATATTAAAACAGAAATAGACACAGATTATCCTAAATTTGAAAATATTTATATAAATTATATTAAAAAAATAATTAAAATTTTTAATAAAAAAAGGAAATTAAAAAATAATTTAAAAATTCTTAAACTAACTTATGACATAAAAACAGATGATTTAAAACCATTTAGCGAATTAATAGATTATATGGATATATATAATTTAATTTTTAGATCAATGAACAAAAAATATATAGATAATTTATTGGATACTTCTGAATTACAAGAATATAAAAAATTAATTCAGCCTGAAATTGATATAACTATTAATGAACTTGCTTCAGAATTTGGTTTAACAACATCACAAATAAATATGTATAAACGAAGATTAATTAAACAAAAAATAGATAAAGAATTTAATGATAATTGGTTTTTATATATAAAATATTTATATTTTAATCTATATGAGAGATATACAGAGCCAATTGATTTTGATTATTAAATTAATGTTTATTCTTCACAAGAAATATCTCCTGAATATAATCATTTTATGGAAGTTATAAGACAAGGAAAATCTATAAATTATATTATTTTCTGGACTTATCGCATCAGAATAATAAATTATTTATTAAGAAATTATATATATATGAGACAAAATAATATTTTTGATATTGTAGATATAATAGTAAATAGGGAAATTATGGAAAGAGAATTTATATTTTTTAATGTTGATAATATATTTATTGATCTTTATTCATTAATTAATTTATTTTCAATATTATTAAATCATCAACCATATATAGAACATGAACGAGATAGAATTCCTGAAAGTTCATTAGAATTATTGGAATCTCCACAAGATGCCGCAAAATTTTCATTTTATAGGGAACAACAAAAAAAATTAATTAAAAAATCTTATTATCCTATTTATTATTATTTTTTACAAGAAAATGGTATTAAACATTTTTATAAACCAAAATTAATATATACACATATTGAAATTCAAATAATTATAAATAGAGAAATTTTAAGTAGTGGTATTTTCAAAATTAATTTAATTGATCAACAAAATGGCATAGTATTTATACCAAATCCAGGTAATTTAAATAGATTTAAAATTTGTAAAATTTTAATATATAATAATGATAATATATTAGATACTATTGAATTTATTTTTTAATAATTTTTATTATTATTTTTTACTAATTAATAATAATATATAAATAAGAAAAAACAAAATAAGCCATAATTAAATCTATACTGTAATGTAATTTAGAAATAATAATAGTTAAAGCATATAAAATCAAAATAAATCTATTAATATAAAATATTTTTTTATTATAAATATAATTATAATTTTCTCTAAAAAAACAACTATACAAACCATAAAAAAAATGTCCACTAAACATCATATCAGAACAATAAACTAAACTTGGATGAAAAATAGAATTCATAATTTGGTGATTTTTTAGACTACAATCAAGAGCATTTGGAATATAAGTAATATATATAGTTATACCTCTTAAAAGATAATATAAACCCCAAATTTTGATATATTTATAAAAGTTAATATTGCCTAAAATAATATTAAGGATATTATCAAAAACAAAATAAATGCATAAATAATCTGGAATAAAGACGGGGAGAGAGTAATTAAAATGTAAGATGTCTAATAAGGGTGGATATAAAATATTATTATGTCTAATAGTGGCGATAGTTCCAAATGAAATAGTTGAGAATATACCAGAAAGAAATATAATAAAAGATAAAAATTTATATTTATTAGTAGTATTAAATATATCTTTAATATAAATATCATAATAAAGATTAAATAGGAATTTATAATAAAATATTTTTAGTTTCATTTTTTATTAATATTATTAATAATTCTTTTTGTTTTATGTAAATTTATAATATTTATAATACCAATATTAGTAAATAATTTAGCTTTTTCAATCGCTTTATCTAAATCATTATTTGAATAATTGTAATTTATTAATAAATACTCTAAACAATTTTTAGAATTCATTTGACAAGAAAATAATAATATATAAATCATTATTTCAGATGTTATTTTATAAGATTTTAATGTAAAATGTAGTTTTTCAATATTGTCATTTTTAATACTAAATAATAAATCTTTATTTATGAAATCCATTATATAATTATAAAACTTATTAATTTTTTAATTTATTAATATCAGAAGATGAAATTTGTTTAATACCATAATAATTTATTTTATTATATTTAATTGCTTCTAATTTTGTTGCACGTCTATAACCATCAGGTGGATCAAGTGGACCAAAATATATTTTAGTATGTTTATCAGAATTAATATCTTTAATACATCTATTAGTTTTAGGATTACGAATATAACCAGGTTTACATGAATTTGTATTGATATTAGATTTTA